AAGGGACTTCTTACTACCGTCCCTGACAAGATGTCATCAGTACCCACCATAACAACGGATGCTTGGCCATTCCACTTCCCGTGGACTGGCACGCTGTGGGCGCAAGCCTGCGCGTCATCCGGTAAGAGTCCCCTCTACGTCCAAGGGAATCGTTTCACAACGGTTCCGAAAGACTGCGAGAAAAGGCGCGGCATTGCTGTCGAACCTTCTATCAACGTCTTTTATCAACTTGGATATGGTCGAATCCTTCGGAAACGACTCAGAGGCGCCGGTATTGACCTGGCGAATGGGCAGGATATTCACAGGCGGGTTGCCCGTGAGGCCTCTATCCGAGGCCATCTCTGCACAATGGATCTCTCCAACGCTAGCGATACCATTAGTAGGAATCTTGTTAAACTCCTACTCCCGCCCGCTTGGTACGAGGTCTTAAACGACCTACGGTCAAAGAAGACGTTCATTAATGGACGTTGGAGGCTGCTAGAGAAATTTAGCAGCATGGGTAATGGTTTCACCTTTGAACTAGAGACTCTTATCTTTTTGAGTCTCATACTCGCATTGGACCCGGAAGGCCAAAAGCTGATCCCGGGAAGCAGTGTCTTCGTCTTCGGTGACGATATCATTGTGCCAGTCGAGAGTGCAAAGGATGTGATGAGCTGTTTGAGCTTCTTTGGGATGACAGTCAATAAGTCAAAAACTTATGTTGATGGTCCTTTCAGGGAAAGTTGTGGTGGAGATTTCTTCTTAGGTGAGGACGTCCGTCCCCACTTTATAAAGGAGTCTCCGTATGAACCGCAGCACCTCATCTCTTTGGCAAACGGCCTCAAACGCCTTTCGGGGCGTAAGATCAGCCGATCGTGTCACACTAATCGTGCTTGGTTTAGCATTTTGGATGCTTTACCAGTCGCAATTAGGGATCTTCGGGGTCCAGAAGACCTCGGAGATCTGTGTGTGCATGACGTCGAAGAGCGCTGGCGATTCCGCTGGCGCAGTAGCATCAGGTACTTCAGGTGTTATCGTCCAGCCCGATTCCGAAAGGTCTCGTGGCAAAACTTTAAACCAGAAGTAACCCTAGCAGCAGCAATCTATGGCGTGCCATGGAATAACGGGAGTATCATCCCCCGTGACGCCGTGACAGGCTATAAGATTGGCTGGGTAGCACGCTCCTAGGCTTCCAAACCTAGTCGTGCTTGGGTTTTCCAAACCCAACTTTCCTCATTCTGAGGTGGAGAAAGGGGCATAATTACCCCTTTGGCGGATAAGCTGCGAAGCCT